TGTCGAACCTGTTGTACCTGAAGCTCCTGCAGAAGAAGATGAACCAGATGAACCTGCTGTTCCTGACTCACCTGAAGTACCATTAGATCCTGAAAGACCACTTGTACCAGTAACACCTGAAGAACCATGTGTTCCTGAAGATGCACTTGTACCTGAAGCACCTGAAGTTCCATTTGAACCCGCAAAACCTGACGTTCCACTGTTAACATCTACATAACCTACTTCCCCTGAAGCAGTATTATATGTTAATACTCGCGTTATATCTTGTAGAGAAGCACTATGAAGTCTAAAAGCAACATCAGCACCTGCATATGGGTATAAATCAAAATCTACACTACCAGTAACACCTAAACTACCAGTTATTTGCGCTGAACCACTATAAGGAAAATCTGAGAATCCATCAGAACTTGTTATTTGAATTGAAGCTGTTACACCATTTATTAATGTTACACTTTCAACAGCTGATCCAGTAAATTCTATTGTTGATACAGTTGAACCTACTAAAGTTGGGGGAGTTGTATTACTATCGTAAATTTTAATACCACTAAAAGCTGGTATTCCTGCTAAATTAATAGATGTTTTTAAAACATCTGCTCCGTTGTTTGTATAAAAATTAAGAACACTTCCAGTTAAACCTACGTCATATAGTAACGACGAAAAATTGCCATCTACTTCCGCAAATGTCAATTCGGATCCCTTATTTTGTCTTAAAATTATAGCCATTTCACTTTCTCTTTATAAATATCATTAAATATAACTATCATTAGGTTTTATCAACAAAACTTGCTGGGTTATTATCTGTTTGAATCGATAATCTAGGATCTCTTGAAAAATTATCTTCTGGGAATCTAGATACTGTTTCCATATTAAATACTAATTGTGTTGCATTGCTTATTTTTTTAACTGAGTTTAATTCTTTTTGTATAGTATCTGGTATTAAATAACCATATAATTTTAATTGAAAATTAGTTTTTACTAATCTATTACCGGCTGAAACTATTTCTACTGATGTAGCATAATTATCTATACTAGCTCTAAATTGAAATCTTTCAGGATTACCCCAATATGAATCTGAAGCATAATTCATTGCTTCTACTATTTTATTCATTTGTTCTACATAATAAGTAGAAATAATAAAATCATAAGTTAAATTTACATAATCTGGGACTACTACAGCATATGATTCTTTTTTAGGTATTCTATTATTTAAAATATTAAAATTATCATATTCATTCTTTTTACTATAAGGTTTTTGAAATAATTGAACATTTTTAGGACCATTAGCATCTAACTTATTTGTTAAACTTCTTACTTTTTCTACACTATTACGTTTATATGTAATAACAGGCATCATTATTTTACCTTTTAAATCTCTATAATATCCATCTTTTTGTACTTGAGCCCATCTTTCTGGTGAACCATAATATATAGGAACTTTTTGTACTACACCATTTTGTATAACAGTAGGTTTAATTACATTTTCCATGTAATAAACTATAGCTTCATCATTTTCTTTTAGACCAAGTGAGAAAGGTTTTGTTGTATCATCTCTAAAAGATATTTGGGTTGCTCTATTTTTTTCAGGAAATGCTCTATTAGGATTACCTGTAGTTTCTCCTGTCTCTGGATTTTTATATGTATCCTGAACTGGGTTACTTAATAGTATTTCCCTTTGAGTTTTAGGTCTTGGTGTTTTTTGATTTGCCATATTATACGTATCTTGCTTGAGTTAAACCTAATTTATCTGCTTGTACATAATGAGCTTTACATATTATTGATATGCTTGAACCATATGCACTTAAATCACCTGGACCACCTGATAAATTAATTGGATTAGGATTATTAGGATAATCTGGGTTTTTACCAACAAAGTATTGGTTAGCTATTACTTCATGTACTTCATAATAACCTTCTTGGTAGAATATAACATCTCCTACTTGTGGAACCAAATCTGCTCCATATCCTGTTCCTGGTAGTCCTGTGTAGCTATTACCTTTATTATCAAATTTATTAAAGTCTTCTCCAGCACCTAATAAATCATCTCTTAAGAAACTAAACTGTATTTCTTTATCATAATCTGTTCCTAAATCTGTTTCTGGGTAAATGTTATCTGTTCTTTCAATTAAACAGTTAAGTAGCACAGGACCCATATAATATTTTTCGTGAGCTGCTTCTCCATATAAATTAACTTTTGTTTCTTCTAATTTATATTTGTAATAACCACACTGCTCAGTAATTATATCAGCCATAAGTTCTCTACTCATGTGTCTGAATAGACTTACATCTCTTGCTGTTCCAAATAACGCCATATTATCCTATATAAATTACACGAGGAACTCTATCTAATTCTTCCATTACAAAGTTAGATTCCATTGTTCTTCTTTCTAATAACTTTTCTCTAGAGGTTTCATCAAAAAACGCTCTTAATGAAGCTAATAAAGCTTCTTTTTCTTCCCTAGCTGCTGCTATTAAATCTGCTTGATTTAAAGTTATTTCTGCATTTGGTATAGGAATAGTTTCATATTTACCTCTAATATATCCTAACATTTCTTTACATATAGCTAATGTAAATTCAAATATCCAACTTCTACCTACAGAATTAATATCTTTATAATGAGGATTTTTATAAGGTACGCCACTTACATACTTAATTTTTTCACTTGCTTCAATTATTGATGCTGATGATCTTTCTGATTTTAACATAAACTCAACCCACATATTTCCAGCTGCGCCTGCTTCTATTGTTAGTTGGAATGTTCCTAAAGTACCATTTCCATTAACAGTTACAACATCACCTTGAGAGTAATTTCTACCTGGGTTCACTACTGAACCTGATGTAATTACACTAGCACTTGTAGTAACATCAATTGTTAATCCTGCTCCTGTTCCTCCAGTAACTCCTTTAACACCATCTGAATATCCTGTTCCTCCTGTACTTAATGATAATCCATCACTTGTTACAGGTCCTACTCCTGGATTACCTGATTCTGGTATTGGGAATACTCTTAATACATTATCATGCATTTCAAATGAATAATTTGATAACCTAATTGAATCATTCATTTCAATTTGTTGAATAATAGCTAAATCATAGTTTAAAGGCATCATAAGATATCCTCCTCCATAACCAAATCCTCCTAAACCACCTACACCATCAATTCCAGCTGCTACTGATCCACCTAATCCAAAACCAAAACCATCATATGAATTAGCCCAAAAAGCTGATGGTGGATATGGATTTTCATAAAATACTCTCATGATTTCAATGTCATTACTTTGACTAAATCCAGCTTGAGCTGCTAAAGCATCTAAATCATAATCTTGTATACTTGAAGTTAATGGTACTCTTAATTTATGCCAAGGTACATTTCCACCTGTTCCTGCTTCAGCACCATATTGTTCTGAATAATCTATTATTCTGCCTAAATTTGGTGTTACAATTGATTCTTCTATATCTATACTTGAAGGAGCTCCTTCTAAAGTTAAATAATTTTCTCTAATTTTATAAGCATATAATTCATTACCATATACAGTAACTGCTTCTTCAAATGCTGCATAAATATTTAGTGCTTGTAATTCAATTTCAACTAAAGGATAACCTAACCTTCTAGTAACAAAGGTACAAACTTTATCTGCGTCTTTTTCAAATGTAGGATCATTATCATAAAATCCAAATGGAGTATCTCCTGGGTGGAATGAACTTGAGCCGGGCCAAATTGGTATGTTTGCCATATCTTATTGTTTTATTTTTAATTAGTTGCTACAGGAGCATTAACTAATACATATTCTACATCTATACTTGAACTTATTGCACGTACTGAAATAAATTCTATATCTTGTTCAAATAATCCATTAAACTGACTACCTGAAACATTAGGGCTTGAAAACATTATTGATGATGTTGGTAAACATTCCATTGTCCAATAACTTTTAGCTCCAATAGCCGCAAAATCATCAGTTGTTAATGTGTAAACTAAATCATTTGTTGGATTATAGTCAGATGGGATAAATAGAGATTTTGAAACTATAAGTGTGTCACCTACAGAATAACCACTTCCTCCACTTGCAATAGTAACATCTATAGGAGTCATTAATCTATCAGCTGCTACTAAAGCTCTTAAAGTAAATCCTGTTGAAGTATTAATATTACCAGCTATCAAAGTACAAACTAAATCTCCAGTAGTTCCACTTCCAATATAATTTCTTAAAGTAGCTTGTGATATTGTAATAGTATCACCTGCAGCAAATCCACCACCAATTGCTGATACTGTAACTGCTGAAACTACATTACCTGCTACTGTTAATACTACTGAAGCACCTGATCCTATATTATTAGAAGAAATTGG